GGTCCTGCTCTTGGTATTATACCCATCACTGAATCTAATTCTTGTAAATGGGGATGTATTGATATTGATGAATATAATTTTAATCACGCAGAATTAGTGTCAGAAATACGATCTAAAGATTTACCACTGGTAGTTTGTAGATCTAAGTCTGGTGGAGCACATGTATTTTTATTTACAAAAGATTTTATACCTGCATCTACAATGCAAAATACACTTAAAAAGATGGCAGGAATTTTAGGATATGAAGGTGCTGAAATATTTCCGAAACAAACAGAAATACTCGTGGAACGTGGAGATACAGGAAACTTTTTAAATTTACCTTACCACAATCAAATGAATGGTTTGCGATATGCATTCAAAGATGACGGTGAAGCGGCGACCATGGAAGAATTTTTTGCATTGTATGATAAATATGTACAATCAGAATTAAAAGAAGTTAAATTAGAAAAGAAAAAAGAAGTAGAAGCATTTCAAGATGGTCCACCTTGTCTCAATAAATTAGCTAAAGACGGTTTTGGAGAAGGTGCAAGAAATAATGCATTATTTAATATTGCAGTTTATTTTAAACAAGCATTTCCAGATACATGGGAAGATGAATTGGTAAAAGCAAATCAAGAACATATGGTACCACCATTAAGTAATGGTGAAGTACAGATGTTAATTAAGTCGGTAAATAAGAAAGGATATGATAAATATAGATGTAAAGATGCGCCTATTAATTCTGTATGTAATCCAAGTTTATGTAGAATGAAACGATATGGTGTAGGTTATGATGAAGAACAAATACCAGCATTAGGAAATTTAACTAAGTATGCATCTAAACCGCCTCAGTGGTTTTTGAATGTAGGGGAGACAAGAATAGAACTAAAAACAGAACAACTTTATAATCCAGGTCTATTTGCAATAGCGTGTTTAGATCAAGCTAATTTAATTGTTCCTGTACAAAAACCAAAAGATTGGAAACAACATTATTTAAAACCTTTGATGGACAATCTTCAAGAAATAGAAGCATTAGAATCTTTAGATCCATTAAATCAATTATATTCTTTATTACAAGACTGGACTACCAATAGACAATCAGCAAGAACTATGGAAGATATATTTAATAAACTTCCACATACTGATGAGAAAAGAGAGTTTACTTATTTTAGAATGGAAGATTTTTATAATTATTGTAAACGAAATAATTGGGAATTTAAAAAATCAGAAACAGGTAATTATTTAAAACAGTTAGATTGTTTTGTAGAAGAAGTGAGAAAAGATTTAAAAGGAGGAGCTCCACGTCTTGTTAAAATTAAAGCATTAAAGAAACAAGAAACAACTACTTCTAAAGTTACTTATCAAGAAAATCATTTTTAATTATGAAAACAATTATATTAGGTCCACCTGGAACAGGAAAAACAACTACTTTACTAAATTTAGTAGATGAATTTATCCAACAAGGAATTAGACCAAGACAGATAGGTTATTTTTCTTTCACAAGAAAAGCTGCAACGGAAGCTGCAACAAGAGCTGCTGAAAAATTTAATTTAAGTATAGATACAGATTTAGAAAATTTTAGAACTCTACATTCTTATGCATTTAGAAAATTAGCTATGGCTAAAGAAAAAATGATGAAACCAGAAGACTATAAAGAATTTGGGCATAAATGTGGTATTCCTATTAAGACAGCTAAGTTTTCAACAGAGGATGGTACATTTAATTCAGACAATGAATATTTAACTATTATTAATACAGCAAGAGTTAAGAGAATGGATCTACTAGAATATTATGATCAAAGACAGAATATATTAGATATTGAAAGGGGAACATTATATCTGATAGCAGAAGAATTAGAAAGATATAAAAAAGAAAAAGGATTAAAAGATTTTACAGATTTATTAGAAGATTTTATAGAAAAAGATATTGAATCTAGTTTTAAAGTTTTATTTATAGATGAAGCTCAAGATTTATCTCATTTACAATGGGATATGGTTAGACAAATATGGAAAAATGCTGAGAAAACCTACATTGCAGGGGATGATGACCAGGCTATTTTTAAATGGGCTGGAGCGGATGTTAATCATTTTATTGCATTACAAGAAGAAGTAGATGCTATTAAAACATTAAACCAATCTTATCGTATTCCTGGTGGACCTATTCATGAACTATCGCAAAGAATTATAGGTAAAGTACAAAATAGATTTAATAAAGAATATAAACCAAGACAAGAAGAAGGAATTTTAAAACGATATTCTGATGTAACGCAAGTAGACATGTCAGAAGGAAATTGGTTAGTCTTATCTTCGGCAAATCATTTTTTAGATGATGTAAAAGAATTATGTGAATTACGTGGATGGTATTATCAATACAAAGGTAAAAATTCTATTAATCTTAAATTATTACTGGCTTTAAATAATTGGGAACAATTTAGAAACGGTGCATTATTATCTCATTTAGAAATTAAAAACATATATGAATATTTAGGTACTAATGTTGCAGATGGATTTAGAGAAGGAAAATTATTTCATTCAGAAGAAAAATATAGCATACAAGATTGTAAAGAAAAATTTGGATTATTAACGGATAAAGTTTGGTATGAATCTTTTGAAGGACTAGATCACTTGACAGAAAACTATATTCGTAATATGAGAGCTAATGGTGAGAAGATCAATAAGAATCCTAGAATTATCATGTCAACCATTCATGGTGAAAAAGGCGGCGAGGCAGATAAAATATTATTACTTCAAGATATTACTAACGCTGCTATGGAGACGTTTGCGCACGACCCTGACGAATTACATAGATTATTTTATACTGGGGCTACAAGAGCTAAAAGAGAGTTGCATATTGTGGATCCAAAAAATTTTGAAAAAGCATATTTAGTATGACCCATAAATCAGATTTAGAAAAAGCATTTCCCTCTAGCCGTCAAGAAGGTGGAAATCATTATCAAAAACACAACATTCAACCTTATGAATTTATTACAGCTAATAATCTATCTTATTTTCAAGGTAATGTGATTAAATATGTAGTCCGATATAAAGATAAAAATGGAATAGAAGATTTACAAAAAATTATTCATTACTGTGAATTAGAAATTGAACAGATGAGAAAAAAGAAAAAATGAGTTGGAAAGAATTTAGAGATAGGGCAAAACTTATAGAAGAACAATTTGCTAAAAAATTAATTAATCCTATTTGGGCAAATGATAATGAAAATATAAATGAACATTGGGATGTTAAAGGTTTATTTAAAGATAAACTTTTAAAATTTGATGTTAAAAGTATAAAAAAGAAAAACAGATATGATAATAACTTTCAAGATGACGTAGCTTGGGTTGAAGGAACCAATGTAAGAGGCAATCCTGGTTGGTTAAAAGGAAAAGCTGATTATATTTCATTTGAAAGAAATAATCATTGGTTACTTGTTGATAGAGAAAGTTTATTAGAATTTGTAAATAAAAAATTAAAAGAAAACAACTTTGAAAAAGGTAAGGGTATTTATAAAATATATCAAAGAGAAGGTAGGCTAGATAAAATAACAATGGTTCCTTTTGAAGACATAGAAAAATTTACTTCGTGTGAAAGGATTCAAAAATGAGAACAATACAACCACCATTATTTACACCGCAGACCGAATGGGTCATGCCTGAAGAATTAAAAGATCTTCGTGGTCATAAAGAAATTGCCGTAGACTTAGAGACTTGTGATCCAATGTTAATGGAACTTGGATCGGGGAACGTGATTGGTCGTGGACATATTGCGGGAATTTCGTTAGCAGTAGAAGGATGGGAAGGATATTTTCCTATTGGTCATGAACAAGGTGGTAACTTAGATAAAAAATTAGTAAAGCGATGGTTACAAGATATTTTTAGTCAAGAAGATGTTACGTTTGTATTTCATAATGCAATGTATGACGTATGTTGGTTAAGAAGTTTTGGTATTGATATTAAAGGTAAAATTGTAGATACTATGATTGCAGCATCTTTAATTGATGAAAATAGATTATCTTATCGTTTAGATACATTAGCAAAATTTTATGTTGGTCTTGGTAAAGATGAAAAAGTATTACAAGCTGCAGCAAAAGAATATGGACTAGATCCTAAAAAAGATATGTGGCGACTGCCTGCTATGTTTGTAGGTCAGTATGCAGAACAAGATGCTAAAGCAACTTTGAAGTTGTGGCAAAAATTACAAATGGAAATTTATGCACAAGAGTTAACTTCTATTTTTGATTTAGAATTAAAATTATTTCCTTGTTTGGTGGACATGCGATTCAAAGGTGTACCTGTAGATTTAGAAAAAGCAGACAAAATTAAAAAGAAATTACAAGAAGATGAAAAGAAATTACTTAATAAAATCAAAGACTTATCTGGTATTGATGTAGAATTATGGGCAGCAGCATCTATTGCAAAAGCATTTGATGCTTTGAGTCTTCCTTATGATCGAACAGAAAAAACAGGAGCTCCAAGTTTTACTAGAAATTTTTTAGCCAATCATCCACATGAACTTGCTCAATGTATTTCTAATGCAAGAGAGTTAAGTAAAGCACATACAACTTTTATCGATACAATTACTAAGCATGCACACAAAGGAAGAATACATGCGGACATCAATCAAATACGTTCAGATGACGGCGGAACAGTGACAGGAAGATTTTCTATGTCTAATCCAAACTTACAACAAATTCCTGCAAGGCATCCTGAATTAGGACCCTTGATACGATCAATCTTTATTCCTGAACAAGGTTGTCATTGGGGAAGTTTTGATTATTCACAACAAGAACCAAGATTATTAGTACACTATGCGAAGTTACAAAACCTCACAGGTGTAGATACGATTGTCGAGGCCTACCGAGCGGGGAACGCGGACTTTCACCAGGTCGTAGCGGACATGGCAAAGATTCCAAGATCACAAGCCAAGGTAATTAACCTTGGATTATTCTACGGTATGGGTAAAGCCAAACTCCAGGCCGAACTTGGTGTATCAAAAGACAAGGCAGTAGAATTGTTCGATCAATACCACGCTAAAGTTCCCTTCGTTAAGCAGTTAATGAATAGTGCTT